ATCTTTGGTGAATTTAACCCCAGAAATTTCATCTCCAGATGCAATAACATCTCTTACCATATTTATTGTACTTTCAGATATGCTAAATGAGACGTATAAATCCTTCAATCCAACAACATCATTAGATTCTGGGAATGCTTGTATTTCTATAACATCATTTGGTTTGGTTGTTGCTGTTATTTTAGTAGTAGTTAGGATAACTTCACCTTTAATATAATCAACTGTACCTGCATTACCAACAATAACTCTTGATTCATTATCAGTTATTGGTTTTATAATTGCCAATGCTCCAGTTTTACGGTCTTCTTTAGGTACATCGGTCAAATATACTGTAGATGCTTCGCCAGGAATCCTAAATCCAGTAGATTTGATGTTAAATCCTTTTGGATCTACATGAAATCTATTACCAAAACATAGTTCATACTGTGCAAATTGGTTAATTGCTACCTTCAAATCCCTTCTAATTCTTACTTTAGTAATATTAGATGTTATTGCTTGGTCAGTATCATCAATAGTTTGTAATACTTTACTATATTTGAATCTACCACCGAATTTATTCAGATTAACAGACTTAGAATAGTTTGTTAATGTACTAATTACACTTGATTTTAGTGTAGATGCATCAGATATAAAGGAATCATTGTAATAAATACTGGAATCAATCTCTACATATAGGATCTTAAGGTCTACAATAGACTGATTAATGCCAGATACTGAATATTGTTTCAATTTTGATAGTATAGTTGACTTAGAAAAATCTGAAACATAACTACCATTGGTTGGTTTAATACTTATTCGTACTGTTCCAAACTCTGGTGGGTCTAATTCTTCACCACCAACAACAGAAACGGACTCTGTACTTGGATATATCCTCTTAATAATGGCTTCATAGTCTCTAGCAGTCACTGCACGATTCTGTGCGGAATAAAGTAGTGGTGAATAGTACTTAATTGAGTCAATATTCTCAATTGCAGACCCATTTTGCGAACTTTGTTTCTTATTTACATGAACATCTGTTAGATTTTGTGGTTGATTACTCTGATTATTAACTATTCCAGCATATGTAAAGATTTGTGCACCATTACCATCCTCACCTTCTGTCGTCATATAGTGAACAGTGATGTATTTACCATCAGAACCAACATAATCACCCAATTTTTTACCAAAAATACCATCACCAAACCTTAATTCATACTTTTCATCCTGTACTTCACGTATAAAGTAGATTCTAGAGTTGGAATTGATGTTAATAATGTTATTGACTGGTGAATATTCAACACCAAGTTCAGATTGATCAGAACTAATATACACTCTTACCTTAGATGTATCAATATTTGGGTTATCTAAAACAAATCTTTGATCTAATGAACCATCATATTCAAACTTTTTCTTTAAAAATGTCCCCTGATAGATGTTTAACCCTTCAAATTTTGCAATTTTATCAATAACTGGTGCAGTTACTTTATCGACAATAGAAAATAGGTAAGAAGCATCAGATATATTTCCTGTACAGACCAATCCTGGTTGTAAAGTTAGTGCTGAAGAGTCATCTGTTATGGTTAACTCTAAATCTACTTGTGCCACCGCAGCAGTCCTAGAACGGGGTGTATACCCAATGTTGCTAGAAAGGGACACAACGTTCTCTCTAACCGTTGCAGAGTCTAAAAACGACTCATTGGCGATTAAATTAGAGTTAAATGCTGTGATATAGGTATTATATGCAAGAGTATCAATTAAAACAGAAAAATTAGACCCCTCAAAGTCAAAATCTGAAAAGTTTGTGTTTGACCTAAGATAATCTTTAATCGATGTTTTTATTTGATCGAAATCTAAGTTTGAAAATTTGGTAAGAGTCATTTATCTTGTTGCTTCTAATATGAATGAATACTCCTGTGAAGGAAATTCTTGACCAATAATATCAAATCTAACTGTACACTCAAATGAATTGTCGTTAGGTTGTGGATTAACCTGTACACCTACATTATTTACTCTGGGTTCGAAATTAGCAATACATGTTTTAATTTGATCCTGTATAATAGATGCAGTACCAAAATCAACAAAGTCAAATAAACTTTTATATACGTCAGACCCAAAATCTGAATCAAAAAATTTCTCAGTAGGAATTGTTTCTACAATATTCCTTACCGATCTACGAATCGCATTCTCATTTTTTAATACGGGAAGATCTTTTGTCACTGGATGTGGTATAAAAGACAAACTAATGTCTTTAAATGATCTTGATATCCTTGTAATGGCCATATACAAAGTTTTTATTTATTTATATCTTTATTCCAAAACTATATTATACATCAACTAGGCATCAGCAATAGCAAGAATTGCTGCTTTGAATGCTTCAAAGTCACCAGATGCATTTAAAGCATCCTTTAACTTAGAAAGTGGGATAAGATAACTAGGTGATTGAGCAGCTCCACCTGAGTTATGTTGTGCTACTTTAAGGAAATCTCCTTGGAAGTACATAGTATTATCAGATAAGAATAAATGTCTTACCTTATACTCTGCATTACCTATATCATAAGCAGCATTAGCATATGGAATGATGTGACCACTACTATTAATCTTCCAACGATCAGTACCTTCTGTTTCAAATTTAATTATACCATTATTACCTGTATCAATAGTTTCAACAGAAGTATTACCTTCTTCTATTTTATCTAAAGTAGTAGAACCACCACCACCGATTCCTACACCACCTGGGGTACTTCCATCAGAAATTCTAAGAGTGGTTGTTGTTGGATCATAAAATAAATCACCTTCATTTCCTACAAAGGTGGCTGCGTTTTGTCCTCCCAATTTTTCTGGAAAGGGTCTATAGACAGAAGACATTGTAATAGTTTTTTATCTATTTATATGAATTGTCAATAAAAAAAGACCCCATATAAAATGGAGTCCTTTATTTACCTTCCTTGTCCTCTATATCTTTTGCGAGCCGAGTTACGGGATGTTGCCGAATATTTTGAGTGTTTGCCCCTTCCTTGTCGAGACTTCTTCGGTGTTGCCTCTATAGTATCAGCACCTGATAGTCCTGTTTTTGCCTTTGCCATTAATCCTCCGTGTTAATAATAGTTTTCAATTCATCCTCAGTGGGATGCCCAGTCTGGTAAAATTCAATTGCATAATCTTGCATACGGTCAAAGTATTCTCCTTCAGTGAGTTGGGAGAATACTTCTTTGCCGTTTCGAAATATACTATATGACTCTTGTTTTTTCATGCCCAACCCTTATACGAGGATCGCACCAGATTTCAAAACCTGCTTCCTTTGCATCGAGACAGAAAGAAACGTCCTCTCCACACATATCCTGAACTTCTCCTGAATCGAATACCTGCATCTTTGGTGCAAACCATGGATAAGGTAGTCCATCATGCTCAAATACTCCGTTCTTTATCAATAACCATCCGAAACCTGTATAGTCTACTGTGAATGGTTGTCTCCTTTTGGATATACTTTCGACAGTCTCATGATTCATCACTCCACCATTGTTACGAAAATCATCCTCTTCTAACCAATGTGCTACAGAAGTAGTCTTACCATCTTCGGTAGCATACCAACCACCTGCAATATCTTTCTCCATAAGAATTAATTGCCAGAACTTCTCAGAATTAAAAACGATGTCTGAGTCAATCCATAATTGCCAATCATACTTTAACTTACCATCCCATGGAATTTGCTCTGGTCCTCTTAAAACATTCGCACCAAGACACTTACATCTTGCAAAGTTCACCATGGAACTATAATCTTGTGAAATTTGTATACTTGCCCCACTCTGAACAAGATCAAAGCAAAGTTGAACGAAAGACTTTAGATATGCATATGATACCCCTCTACCTGGTAGACAGAATACTATAGACTTCCCCTTGACCATTTCTTTCGCTTTTGCATAATCCCATTCAGGCGCTTTATTGGCAACTGGTGCGTTTGCCTTTACTGTAAATCCTTTTGCCATAATCTGTTGTAATTACATATCAATTATACTAGATTATATAGTAATTGTCAATATGAAGATTCTTCGTATACCTTAGTCGGTTTTTCCGCCACCTCTGAGTATGTTATGTCTTCCTTAAAATAAGATTTATATATCCTTCCCCATATTATATTGAATTCTTCTTCGTTTAAATCTTTAAATAAACATTCATCCTTTAAGTAGATATGAAATGTTGAATCACTCATCTGCCTCTGTAAGAAAGATTTCTTTATTATCTATATTCCATTTTAATATGAGGTCTTCGTACCATCCATATTCATTAATTATTTCTTCTGGTATCGTTATGTGATATCTATCTGTTACTGGATCAATCTCTATGGTGCTAAAAATATCATCGAAATTTTTTTTCATACCCGAAAAACCTTGTGGTCGTTTTTATATAGCAAAAAAAATTTTTATAATTCCTTATATCGAAAGGTCGATTTGGGTCGTTTATAGCTTAGGGGAGTCATTGAAAATAATAACAACCCCCCATAAATACGGGGGACTGTTGTTGTTAACGAACGAATGAGATTACATCACGAATGTTGTAACTCTGCTTTGCAATCAATTGTTTTCAATAACTCAATGCATTTTACTGCCTTATTATAAGAATTAAAAGACATTAATTTGTAACGTTGATTGTTAGGGAAGCAGTAACGAATTGTTGTCATTTAGTGGGTGAAGAGTTGTTGTTAGTTTGTAGATAGAATTCGGAGAGATAGTAATCACAAGTGACTTCTAATTCACTGGCATACTTCTCAATTTCCTCATAAAATCCGTCTGGATATCTTATCATTTTATCAGGCATAATCTGTGTCCCCTTTGATATAACTTTCGACATCAAATTTGTCGTCAGTTTGTAACTCTGGGATGTCAAAGATTTCACCTGGTTCGTTGATAAGATCTTCGAGTAACTTGTCTTCCATTGGTTGTCATTTAACGACTCAACATATTAATAATACACTTATATCGAACGCATTGCAATATGTCCTGTGCCAGTTTATAAACCCACACAGATTCGCTTGCAGTTCTTTCTACTTTGTGATATAATCGTCCCGACGTTCTTATAATTCTACGCACTGAAATCTAACACGCAATTGTTTATACTTAACGTGCCTAATACGTGCTTCTATTGTTGTTAATCTATCAGACCTAATTTACCAGACCTCACGCATAATGACGATAGGCAAGTTCTTGATAGTTGTTATCATCGAACCTTGCGTAATCTTCATCATACTGTGAATCTTCTTCTAGAAAATCGTGGCATGAGTTATCATAATCCCATACGAATTCTGCGTCGTAATCGTTCATAATTC